GATCCTGATTGCCAAGCTGGATCGCTTGTCGCGCAGCGTATCGTTCCTGTTCCGCTTGCGCGATAGCGGCGTAGAGATTGAGGCCGCTGACATGCCGGGCATGGGTACGCTTGAGTTTGGCATACGCGCTGTGTTCGCGCAGCACGAGCGGGAAGAAATTAGTCGGCGCACGAAAGCTGCGCTGGCTGAGAAGAAGGCGCGGGGCGTAAAGCTAGGTTGCCCCACGCCGCGTAAAGGCGGAGCCGCTACATCCGCAGCTATTAAAAACAAGATGGAGAACGTGTGCGCGAAGGCATTGCCCGTCGCACAGAAACTCCGCGCCCACGGTGAGAGCTATCGTGCTATCGCCGCAACCCTGAACGACACCGGCATCCCTGCTTACGGTAAGCAGTGGCATGACACGGGCGTTCGCAACATGCTGGAGAACTACGCATGACTACGTTTCAAAAAATGCTGGCGTTGCATATGATTAACGCCACACCACCGTCGCGCCATTACATCGCCGCGCCTTGGGGCGCGCTCGTAATGGTAGCGACCATCGCTTTCGTAATTGGCTTTATTCTAGGAGACTTTATCTAATGGTTGGAAAACTTACACCGGACGACATCGCAACTGCATCCACGCTGCCCGCAATCATGGGAATGTCCCGCTACAAGACGCCCAACGACGCGCTGCGTGACGCCATCGAAACAATGGAAGGAACACGCGAGGACACATGGACCGGCAATGAAGCAACGCGCTGGGGCGACAGGCTTGAAGGCACGATCATTACAGAGGCGGCTGATCGCCTTGGCTTGAAGGACTTGTGCCTTGAGTTCCCCAAAGCCTTCTTCCACGACAGCCTGCCGTTGGCTTGCTCACTTGATGGCTCTGCCGTAGGTGAGGGCGTCATCACGACCAGCGTTGAGCGTGGCATCTATTGCATGAACGCCGACCGCATTGACCTTAGCGGCACGGGCATCATCGAGAGCAAGCTAACATCCGCTGCGCCCGAAGATGTGCCACCGCCCTTCCGTGGTCCGTGGCAGTTACAGGCACAGATGATGTGTACCGGACACCAATGGGGCATCGTCGCCACATTCTACCGTGGGATTCAACTGCGCCTGTTCGTGTATCAGGCAGACGAGGGGATGCAGAAGCGCATCACCGCTGCCGTGCATGAGTTTGAGGAGCGCAAGCGCAACCGCGATTGGTATCCTGCTGCATCGAGCGCCGACGCTGATCGCGCGTATGCGCGTGTCGATGATGGCGCGCCGGACATAGACCTGTCCTCATTCCCGGATGGCGACCGTATGCTGGCGGAACTGGTCGAGGCCAAGGAAGCCAAGGCAGCAGCGGAGGCGCGCATTGATGACGCGCAAGCTGCGATCAAGGAGGTCATGGGTAGCCATGAGGGCGCACGCGGTCTTGTCGGAAACAATGCCTACCGCGTTATATGGGCGGAGCGTAACTATAAGGCGCAGCCGGAGAAAGTCGTGCCTGCGAAGGAAGCCTACACCAAGCGCGCAGCCACGCTAACGGTGCGTGCGCTTGATTAAATAACTAAGTGCTGTCTCCCAGCTATCATTTTCGTAGCCGGGAGACAGCGCCGTGCTGGCCGACACGCGCTTGGTTAGTTGCCCCTCAACTTCCTCTACCGCAACGAATATAGCTTTCCTTACATCAAGCGCGACTAGCGCAACCATGTCGCAATCTTCGAGGGTCAGAGTTTGTTTCTGCCCGCCCTTGCACACCTGCCATTGGTAGCCCTGCCCAGCGCGCTGCACGATGCGCGTTGTCTTTGCTTGCACGCGCATGATGTCTCGACCGCGTGTCGCAATAATGTCGTAGCCCTCCGCATCAACAAGTGACGCAGCCCATCCGTACGAGCATATGATTGAGCAGGCCAGATACTCACCTGCCGCGCCGATTGATTTTGAACTAGGCAAGAGCCTCTAACCGTGCCGCGTGTCGCTCTGTACGCGCCGTGGTCTGTCTATACAATTTGCTATCGCGAAGCTGCGCCGCCGCCTCTCGCCATATGCGGGCCTCAATGGCCGCATGATGCTTAACGAACTTCGAGTAGCGAGGACTACCCAACTGAAATGCCAAAGAGATGATCGTGATCTGCGCGTCTTCTGGCATGTCATCAAGTTCAGGCTGCAACCAGTGCGCGTCTTTGATCGCGATCTGAACATCCTGCTCGAACAGTTCTGCGACGCGCTCCTCGCTGACCGGCGCGCCAACAGGCCAGCCGTATTCCTCGTCGCCCTCGACGATTAGATGGCCGATCCCGCATGTGGGCTTGTCGAGGTGGTCAAGATAGACTGCATATACGCAGCCCTCGTCCTGCTCTAATAACTCGCGCAGACGATCCATCATTTGCCTTGGCCCCGATACTTTTTCCACGACCGGCGCTTGTGCTTGTTGCGCGGACGCGAGTGTGCGGATGCACCAATGCTGGTGCGCTTCTTGACCTTGACCTCAGAGTATGTGCTGAGTCCGATTGCGTTGCGCGACATTACTTCTTCACCGCCTTGACGACGCCAGCAACAAGTGCGGGCGCGGTGTTCTTCAACGCGCTGATACCCCAAACGCCGCCAACCATAGCGCCGTACATCTGAATGTACCATTCGGGCATGGCGCTAAGTGCCAGCGTGAAGTACGCCTCAACCGCAAGCGGATCAAACAGCGCCCACACGAACGGCGCGGAGAACATTGAGAACGAGATGCGACGAAGCCACTTGTCCTTATCGGTGAGGTTCGCCATCTCCCAGTCGTGATTGTTGCTTTGCTTGTCGCGCAGCAATCGAGCGCGGTTCTCCTTCTCCGCCTTTTTAATCTCCTGCTCAGACATGACGTAATCTTTCACGCCATTTACAACAGGACCAAGCAGCGTTCCGATAATGCCAATCATCACTGCGCCTCCATTAGTTTTAGCCGTACTTCGTGGTCGTGAATATAAACCATGAAGTCCTCGCGCAGTTTTTGCCGCTCAATGCTGTTCGTCGGAGATGCAACAATTTCGCCGGATGGCGTCACGAGTAGCATCAGATAGCCCTCCGTCTTTTGCAGTCTGCTCTCTAACTCGTTCAACGACGTGATGAGATAGCCGACAGCCGCGAACAGGATCGGAGCCAGTGCAGTCAGGATGGACTGGATGTTCAGGCTCATGTCGCCCTCCTCTCGCTTGCCACAGGCGGGTGGACAGTATTGTGCATGGTTTCTAAATGCTTCACGCGCTCCAAAGCATTAGCGGTGTCACCCAACAGCTTTTGCGTTTCTCTGTGCCGAGCCTCTAAAACCTCCGGGGCGTTCATCTTTGCCATAATATCAACCCTCTGCTTGATGACGCTCTCGCCGTTTTCCAGCCCGTCAATGCGTTGGTCGATCTTGCGCAGCCGGTGTTCGAGATCGTGCAGCGTATCCTGCATCGCTTTGATCTGCATCTTGCCGACGGCTGCTGCTCCAGCCACGGAGAACAGGATGCCGCCAAGCGTAATGATAAGGCGGATGTCAATCGCGCCGTCCATAGTTAGCGGTCTTTCCACCAGCCATAGATGCGAAGGCACGTCCACACGATGCTGATCGCCGCAGCGACGGGCGGCAACCATTCAGCGAGAGTTCCGATAACGAGCGCAAGACTAGCCGCGTCAATTATGTCTTTGTTGATATCCATTATGCGGGGTCCGCTCTGCGAATTTTCCCTACCATCGTCGGCGAGGTACACCACTGCCCGTCTGGCCGCTGGAAGAATACAGACCACGTTTCGCGACCAAGGTAAAAGAGCATAATTGTGTCCCCGCTTGTTTTTCCGACCCAAGCCAATTCCTCGCCTGCGTTTCTGGATGCCTCGTCAGCCGCAGCCCTGTCCGGCACGCACACAACTCCCTGCTGCGCAGCAAGCGGCGTTGCGAACAAGCACGCGGCGATGGCGAGAGCGCGCAGCACTACGGCTTCGTCGGCCAGACCGGATTAGCAGGGTCTGCCGTGTTCGCGGGTAGGTCGCGCAATGCCTGTCGATAAGCCGACTCCGCGTCGCTCATGGCGGGGCTATCGGGCAGCGCCCACCAATCTGTCTCGCCAAGTAGCCTGTCGCGTTCAGCGCGAAGCGCAGCCCACGGCTCGTTTGCTGTAAGGCGTGCCACCTCTGCGTCGATCTCAGCGTCGGTCGGCTGCGGAATATCAGGACTGTCCCAGCGGATTGTGTCGCCTGTTACAACCCACTCTGCGGTTGGCGCGAGACTAAGTAATGCTTCTGCTTTCGTAGCCATGCTATGCTCCGATCTCTATTGCCATAATGGTACTTATGGCGTCGCCCGAGCTGTCATCACGAGACGTGACGAAGAGGCCCGATTGATCGACACGAGCCTGTTGGAATTTGTAGGTCGTCGCCGATGTGGTGCTTGGGGAGTCAAGGTAAATAAAACTGAAGTTGCCCATCCCGTTGTCAACGTTAGCCTGCTGACTGTAATTGATCAGATCAGAAGACCCTCGCATTAAAATAATATCGCCAGCCGCGCGGCCACCGCCAGCAGAACAATGAATGTTTGACACAATCAGCACTTTTGAAGAAGTCGCTGACGGAGTAATCGCAACAGTTACACCTGTATCTGTGCGCGACGTTGAGTTGCTGCTGACGGCAGTGTCTGTTTGCGCCGTTACGATCTGAAGCACTTTACCGCCTGCCGCAGCCGCCTGAAATGTCGGCGCAGAACCACTGCCATTCGATGTCAGCACCTCTCCGCTACTGCCGGTCGCCGTTACGCCAATCGCGCTGGTTCCGTTGCCGTGCAAAACGCCGTTTGCTGTAAACGTGCCAGCACCCGTGCCGCCTTGCGCCACACTAAGGTCTGTCGTCAACCCGGTCAGCGCGGTGATGTCGCTGTTTGATCCAGACGCAGCAGCGCCAAGATTGGTGCGCGCTGCGCTGGCGGTGCTTGCGCCTGTACCACCGTCTGCCACGGCTAGGTCTGTCGTCAGCGTAAGCGACCCAGCAGCCACAGCGTTTGCATCGCTAATCGTTACACCGCTATTTTGTATCAACTTGCCGGTCGTGGTGTCGAAACGTGCAATCGCGTTGTCTGTTGCAGATGAGGGTCCAGTAACATCGCCTGAACCAGCACCATCAGCACCCTTGTCGCCAGCGCGGGTGAAGCCGATAAACGTGTCCTCTGCGTTCGAGAACGTGCCGGATGACGCAACGTGCGTAACCGCAATCTGGAACCAGCCAGAGTTATCTGTCAGTCCGGTGATGTTAAACGTCGCAACATCGCCGCCGCCTGTTCGGAACACCAGCGTACCCTTGACCGTGTTCGTGCTGTCGTCAAACAGCGCGATGTATGCAGACTGATCGACACCGTTTGCGTCCAGATCGTCAATCGCAATCGCAGTAACGCTGGCGACAGTGGCGTTGTTGAAGCGCACGTTGCCTGAGCCGGGGTCAGCCATCGCAGTCGTGGTCGAGAAGTTGTACCCAACGACCTGTGCCGCAACAGACGATACGTCGCCGCTGATACCAGCCACGGTCGTTACATCGCTGCTGATGCCAGCAACGGTTGTCACGTTTGCGCTAATCCCCGCGACAGTCCCAATGTCTGTGCCGTCTGCCGCGACGGTCGTCACATCGCTGGAGATTCCGGCGACTGTCGTCACGTTGCTGTTGTTACCAGCGACTGTGTTAATGTTTGATGCGTTACCAGCAACAGACGTTACGTTGCTGCTAATACCAGCTACAGTCGTGACGTTAGACGAGATGCCTGCGACGGTTGTGACATTCCCGCTGATTCCCGCAACAGTCTGTATCGCGTCCGTCGCGTCCGTCCCGTCCTCAATGTCCGCAAGCGTGGCGATGTCAGTCGTGACTGCGGCAAGCGTTGTCACATCGTCAGACGACGCGCCCGCTTCCGGGTTGCCGGTCGCGGTGTTGAACGCGAGATATTTGCCCTTGCGCGAGTCCTTCGCGGGAAGCGTCATGTTGATGGACGCCGGGTCTGTTACCGGGGCGGTAATCGCGCGATCCGAAAGTTCTAGAAGCTGCTGATCGAAGATGGTGAGGGCGTCAAGTTGCTCGTTAATAGCCGATGCGCGGAAGTCACCAGCGGTCACAAAATCCGTAGTGCGCGCAATGTCTCGCGATCCGACGATAATTATTTGATCGTTGGCGTCCGGCGTGCTTGACACATTTGTACCCGTCACGATAGTAACGCTGCCCGTTCCGTTCGCGCTGATCGCGACGGTGTAGTCGGTCGTGAGGGTCAACTTCGTCGTGTTGAAGTATACGTCAACGTCCGTCTGCGTCAGGATTTCAAACGAAAACGCATACGGGCCTAGACCGGCTGACCCGGTATAGACGACACGTCGCGTTACTGCGTTAATGTTATAGTTTGCCATTAGCTTGCCTCACGTTGGTGGCATGTTATCACTATTTTACGGTTGCACATACTGCGGATCGCGAGATGCGTTCAGCGACTCAAGCATCTTTTGTGTTACTGCCGTAAAGTCTGGATGTCCGGGCTTCTCAAGATGATATGGGCTAAAGTCATCACGTCGCGTGACCTTGCCAAAGAGATCGTTTAGAGAACGGTTGGTATACATCTTCTCAACGCGCTTGAGTTCCTTGACCAGATCGCCCCTAAAACGAATGTCCGGCCCCTGCCTCTTTGCCATCTCGTCCGTGGCCTTG